TAAATAATGAATACACCCCACACTCAGTATCCTTCTTTTGATGTACAACATCATTTACTATAACACGAAACGTAATCCCCACCTCTTGCCCTTGGTCTGTTACAGTTTTTATAAAACGCTTCACATGGTCCGGCGCACTCATCCCAGTGCTATCAAAAAAGAAGATAAACTTTTGTCGTGTATCAATAAATAGAGAGATCCAATGCGCCCCCGGTTTATCATGCGGATCTGTATTGAAAATTACTCCTATCTTCTTCTTTCCATTACGTAAATGTCGAGATAGGTTAAAGCGACATAAATCATCCCACACACACTCTCCATACTCCAGTTCTTGATCGTAGTCGATGGGCGATGGTCCCAAAAATATAAAGGACGGATATGCGTGTTCATATTGACTCATCACATTCGTAATGTCTAAACTATTCAGCCACTCATTTGGATTCTTTCTCCACGATACTGGACTTGGTGTCGCAAATGTATAATTCTCCATCTCTTTATTTATTCCGCTTTTTGCAAAGCTTTGCCGCATCCAACAAGCCTCGCTTTTACATACTCCGCTTAAGTTGTTCTTGAGTGAACGCCATATTTTTCGTGGATCATTTGTTTCGATCTTATTATCTTGATGTCGCTTGTTCCACAATAGTTTTAACCTCTCGAGAGATTCAGATGAATAACATGTGAAATTATATTCTTCCTCTCCTTCGGGTTTTGGCGCACAGGTGGGGGCGGATGTACCGCCTTCTTTTAACTCTTCATGTTCCATATCGTATACGTATACTGTATTATCAACGTAAAATATTTTATTGTGGTGGTTCTTGCGAATCAATTGTTGCTACTTGCTTCTCTTTTTGCTTTTTATTTCGAGGACCAACCTTTATCCCTTGTTCAATACCCTTTTTCTTAAAAGAAGGAGTCATAATATTTATGTCCTTTACTTGTGGAACAATCATCGGTTTTTCGCTATTCGGAGGAGTCGTTACTATAACAAAATTGTCAAGCGTGATTGTTTTCACTTCTTTCGGTTTAAAACATACCGTCGTTGCTTTTACTATGTTGAAGTTACTACTATCGTCATCCGTCCCTTCATCATCGGATATATCCGCATTATCTTTCTCTTGTTCTCTCTTATCTCTCATCTTCTGTCGTACAGCATTATTCTTCTTACTTGACTTATTCGAACAAGTAGAAGCACCCGACATTGTTGAACCTATACTATTTCCACTTGTATCCATGTCCGTATCAATAATTCCATTTACCATGTATTCATATTCCGTATTTCCAATGTTGTCATCATCATAATCATCCATGGCCATTGCATTGTTACCACTTATATCTTTACTTGGAATACTACTGCATCCATTATAATCTCTCTGAATAATCTCGGCGATATCATTGAACTTCAAATATTGTATACAATCCTTCAAATATTGGTTAAATACACCCACTAACGCTAGATCAGTTACCTTTTTATTGAATAAATCTCTCGTTAATGCTAGAATACGCCGCTTGTAGAATCGCCGCTCTTTTCTAAAAACATGGTCCATTGTTAACTCATTTTTCTTCATTAGTTTGTCATATTGCGATGGGTTTATTAGAAACTCGAATGTTGCTGTGTCGCACAAATTGAATGAAATATCCATTGCGATTTTATCAAGATTATATCTCGATGATTTCAATATAATCTTGAATATATAAAAAATGTTTTACTTTTACAATAATGCGGCGACTACTCCTGCGCCGACCTTTTCGGCCTCGTGAAGGGCGAAGCTCTCTGCTTCATGCTCAACAAAGCTGATTGCTTCATGCTCGGCAACGTGGACAATGTCGTGGAAAACATTGGACATGTGGAAGTGGAAGTGGTGGTGACCCATTGTATCAAAGTACGGTTATATATATTTATTTTATTTTGTTTTATTTTGTTTTGTTTTATTTTATTTTGTTTTGTTACTCCTTCGTCTAGAATTGATCTTTTCAGTTAACCTTGATGCGCCGTGTTGCACGAGGAAGAGGTTGCTGTTGTTGTTGCTGTTGTTGTTGCTGTTGTTGCTGTACATTGTTCGATGTCTGAGGCTTACCATCTCCTGTACATTTACCATCATACGTACATGGCGACTCTTTTAACTGATACCTTGTCGAGTTATCAAATACCAGTTTTCCTAAACCAAGAGGATTCGGGTTAAATGGTTCGAAATTAGATGCACCATTATCAAACAAATACGGATTCGGCTGTTCTACAATACGCGAATCAACCGGAACATAATATAAATCACTGGTTGAAGAAGGAACATATACTGACTTCTCACAATGCTGCAATCCAAAATACTGGTTTCGCAGCGATGACTCTAAATTGATATTTTCAGCAAATCCTCTCCACGGAGCCTTATCCGTCCCTGGATTAAATACACGTTCAGAACTATATGTTCCATAGTTATAAATTGGCGTGGTTGTTTCAGCACGTTGGTCCAGAATCGGCATCGTAGCATACTTTGTCGATACTGGGCGTACACTAAATGCCGGCTGCAATGTTGAACTCGGCAAATACCTTTCATACATTCGGTCATTCAACTCTTGGTGACGTTCTTGATTGGTATAATATACACCATCAACCACCCCGTATAATCCAGAAGGCTCATTTAATGACATATTATGTGTTGGATTGTTTTTATAAAGCGAGAGATTATTGTACTAATATACTAAGATAATAAAAAAATGGAGTAACACGAATGTGTGTATAACGTGGAATATCCATACAACCTTGTAAAAAATTGATACGAAACAAAATAATATATAAAGCGAATCATTCAAAGTATACTATCGAATGTGTGGAATATTTTATTACGAGTGCGCGACCAAGACAAAACTAAGTATCAAAGAATTGGCTTTCTTTCATGGAAACTTTTCGAAAATACTTCATCGAGGACCCGATAAAAGTGTATTTGTAAATGATGGGTCGCGTGTATTTGGATTTCATCGACTTGCGATAAATGGGCATACTTCTGCCTCGGAGCAACCATTTTATATTAAGGGTTGTCGACTCATTTGCAATGGAGAGATTTATAACTTTCGCAGCCTTATAACGAAATATTCACTTGAAAAAGAATATACGAGCGATAGTGACTGCGAAATCATTATTCATTTATACAAGAAAATTGGCCTACATAATACTCTTAAAGAACTTGATGGAGTATTCTCATTTGTTCTGTATGATTATAAAATGAAACGGGTTATTGCTGCGAGAGACCCTGTCGGTGTTCGCGCATTATATATTGGGTCAATGAAACATGCGATAGAGAATCATGCGATAGAGAATCATGCGATAGAGATAGAGAATCATACGGTGGATGAAAATACCGAGGTAGGTAACAATAAACCCAAATACTGCAATGATATCGCCATTGCAAGTGAAATGAAAGCTCTCTCATTTTGTTCAACCGTCGTTCAATTTCCTCCAGGATGTTATATGATGTATGAAAATGAAGTACTAGACCCTTCCGATCGCCGCGCCTCATTCTACTCTTATTATGAACCCGTCTCTCTTCGCCCCCAACCATCAAGTGACTCCCCCGTTTCACAATACTCTCTCGCGAATCATATTCGAGAGATCTTCGTAGACTATAAATACAAGGTCAATGATCCAACGATTAACAATGAAACCAATACACGCGTTTATATACCTGAAGGCGACATTGAACGTAGTATTTGTAGCGATATTCGCACCTTATTTATTGATGCAGTCAAGAAACGTCTTATGAGTGAACGCCCCGTTGGATGTCTACTGTCAGGTGGCCTCGATAGTTCTGTGACAACCGCTCTTGTTTCCAAGTTTCTTGATGAAAAGGCCGATAAGGAAGGAAGCGAACGTCACCCCCTCAAGACATATAGTATTGGCCTCGCTGGCTCTGTTGATCTTCAATGGGCGAGAAAAGTGGCCGAGTATCTCAAGACCGACCATCATGAAGTCGTTGTTAGCGAAGAGGACTTTCTAGCAGCGATTAATGAAACGATTTATCAAACCGAGAGCTATTGTACTACCACAATTCGCGCATCCGTTGGCAACTATTTAGTCAGCAAGTATATTTATAGTAACACGAATGATGTTGTTATTTATTGCGGAGACATGTCTGACGAAATATTTGGATCGTATCGCGGGTTTCTTAAGGCACCCAACGATGACGACTTTCATCGAGAGAATGAACGCATGATTCGCGATGTTCACTTCTTTGATCTACTTCGATCCGATAAAAGTATTAGCGGGGCTGGTCTTGAAGCCCGGGTCCCATTTGCAGATAAAACATTCTTAACATACGTAATGCAAATACCTGCGCGGTTTAAACGGTTCGATGATACAAAAATTGAGAAGTACTTGTTTAGAAAGGCGTTCAATGATATGTTACCACATGATGTTATGTGGAGGAGAAAGGAGGCGTTCAGTGATGGAGTTAGCGGAAGTGATGGCAGAACATGGATTGATATTATCAAAGAGTATGTAAACACGCAAGTAAGCGATGAGGAGTTTGAACTCAATAAAAATACGTATGAATATAATCCTCCATATGATAAAGAAAGCTACTTTTATCGGAGGGTATTCGAGTCATACTTTCCTGGTCGTGCTGATACAATACCTTACTACTGGAGACACCCGTTTTGTGATGGTGTACTCGACCCCAGCGCGCGACTACTCGACTTTTACAAAAGGTAAATAATTGCTGTTACATAGGTTGCCGTTGCTGTTACATAGGTTATCCGACATTATGTAGATAGGTGTTGATTATTATTCTGTGGAGATAGTGACATGACATTGAATATATC